CCCACCTTTGCTGTTTCCCTGCCCCTGTTCCCCTGGAGGCAGGGGGATAATGTCTGGATCCACCCCCCCCCCGCCGGGGCGGTCCAGCCGCCAAGGCCTAGCAGCATGGCGGCTTGGGGGTCGTGGCGCTGCACATAGGTAGTGCCTTCGTCTGTCAGGGCTGCTACGCCACCGGGGGTGGCACGGCGCCGCCACAAGTGGGCGGCAAGCATGACGGCGCCGGTATGAATCCGGTCGGACCAGGCGTCTGGGTTACCATGCCAATCCGTCACAGTGGCGTTAACCGCCGCTACAATCCCCTTCAGTGCTTGCTCTTCTGAGGTGTCACCTACCGCCTCGACGCCTAGCCACGCTAGGACTTCTGAATCTTCTACCTTAGGCATTATTGAAGTGCACCTTGACCAGGCCTTCGCCCCGGTTGAGCATGTGGGCGGTGTAGCCGAAGAGCCCCACATCTCGGCCACCATGGGCGATGTGCTCAGCCTCGGCACGCAGTGGGGAACCGGGGAGCTCGAAAAACGTGGTGGCGTCCTTACAGCCGACAATCGCGGTGCCGGACTCGACAAATTCCGAAGTGGTCCATGTTGCCGGTTCGGATACCGGGGTTAGGTTCATGTAGTGCGGAACGTCTAGCTGAGAGTACTTGAGTACTTTTTCGAGGTCACGCGGGTTAACAATGGCGTAGGCGGCGGGGACATGCACTGCCTCATCGACGCGGATAGCGCCAATGGTGATAGCGCGGATAATGTCTTGGGCGACCTCTGGGATATCGGTTGCGTGATCTACCAGGAACTTTCCAGCATCGTGGTCGGTCTCGTAGGCGTAAGATTCGTTCATGGCTTGCCAGTAGGCCAGCAGCGCCTCGGACTCGTTGAAGTCAAAAATTTGTCGATCCAAATCATTGCCACCGGCCCAGGGCTGGGCGTCCATTGATACTTCTTCCCATTGGGCTTTTTGCGTGGGAATCTCGGTTTTATTGCCGGACCATTTGGCAACACCAGGCTTGAGCAGTTTTCCGCTATCTGTGTCCTTCTTCCAGCGGAAACCAATAGCTTTCCGGCCGGTCAGTGCTTTGGTTGCGATTAGTGGGATAATGCGGCGCTGGTAGACAACACCGGACCAGAGTTCGCCTAGCCATGCTTTAGGCTGGGTGACGATTGAGTCTGAGCCCTTGATGTCGGCAAGTGCTGCTTGGATTTCATCGTCTGGGATTTCACCGGTGTGGATTCCTAGAATAGTCTCGGCGGCGTGGGCGGCGGTGATGACTTCCTGCTTGGTGGCGTCTTTACCGCCTGGGATACCGGCCGGAATTTTATTCCGGGGAGTTGCTGTAGTGGAACTGAGGTTCTCGGTGACTTTCGCGGCGATAGCGGCAATGTCTTCAGCGTTTAGGGTCATTTCTGTGGTTTCTTTCTCTTCGGGGGTGCCGGATTCGGCGTATACCTTGGCTTTCTCGAACGCGGGGAAGGGCACTAGCGCCACGGCTTTGAGCAGGGCAGACTCGATAGTGCCACCGGTGCGGCGGACGCCTACCGCCTCGATGCTGAAGGAATCAATGATGTGTTCGGCGGCATTCGTGAGGGCTTCGGTGGCGGCGGCGCTACTGCCTAGCTGAAAGCGCATGACTAGGCCTTCGGGTGTATTTTCGGCACTGATAGCGTGGCCAATTGCCTTGGGCTGGTGGCCGGGGCGGGAATGCTCAGATAGTAGCTTTACCCGCTCGATGTTGGAAGGAATATCAAGGCTACCGCGGGGAAATACGTAACTTCCGGTAGCGGTTGCCCCGGTATCGCCCCAGGGGAGCACCAGGCCTTCCATGATTCGTTCGGACTCGTTACACGAAACGGTGGCGGGGGCGGCGTCACCATTGATGGTTTCATCACTTGGCATTTCCTTCTCCTTCTTCTTGGCGTTCTTGGCGTTTCCTAGCTCCAACGTTCAGCGTGCTAGTTAACCATTTATCGACTTCAGGGATCGTGATTATCCGCTGCAAAACCGCCACGATCCCCAGGGTGGAAGCCACCAGCGGCACGGTCTCTACACCCGCCACCTTGGCTATCTCTGGTAGCACCGGTAGCAGCGCGATAGTGGTCACGGCAACACTACGGATCACCGAACGCCATGGATAACGGATTTGAGTTGGCGGACGCTCAGCCATTGGGAAACTTCGCAGCTTGTTTCCGCAGCTCAAGACGCAGACGGTATACCAAAATCATCTGATACATGGTCACCGTACCGAAGCCCAAAACGTAGCCAGTGGCTAGATCAAGAAGGCCCATGCGTCACTTGGCTTTCTTGGTGTCGCGGCAACCATCAATCCCCTGGTTGGCACCGATAGCAGCAACGGTATCCACCAAGGTTCGGCCACCGGTTTGTGGCCAACCGGGGAAGCCGCTACCAGGGCCGGTTAGCTGGTCGCGGATAACCCGCAAAAGCTCGTTATTTTCGCGGAGTAGTTGCCTGTCTGCTTCGGTAAAGTTTGTCATTTTCCCTGCTTGTGGTGTGGTTCCTGCTTGCATGCTGAAGTAAAACTCTTCAGCGAGGCTTATATATTGGTCACGGTCCGCACCGGCCAGCTGGTGCGGGCAACTGGTGCTATAGAAGTACGAATGGGGGAAGATATTATTGAACCATGCGGGTTTTCCCAGGTCGTAGGCGTGGCATAGAGCAGCAACTAGATGAGCGCCTGCGGTGATAGTTTCCTGACTGATAGGCCAATTTTCAGCAGCGCCACTGGTGTTAGCATGCTCAATGCCAATCGAGTAAGAATTGGCGGTGGCGTCACCAGCATGCCAGGCAGTATCCCAATCGTTCACCAACTGGCCAATAGTTCCGTCCACCTCTACTTGGTAGTGGGCGCTAGCTTCACGGTCTTGCCAAATCCGGTAGCAATCGGCGGTGCTGAGATTGACACCGGCATTGTGGTGGATCACCAGGTATTTGATGGGACCAGGCCGGCCTGGTGTGTAGTGCTTGTTCATCAGGCAGTACAGGTCGGGTTCTAGTGTTTGAAAATCCATAGTCTTTAGTCAATTAGCTGGGTTAGTTCGTTGGTAGCGGGGACACCGCGGGGGCGGTAGGCGTCATCGGGCGGCGCGATACTGTTAGGATCGAGGCGGGTCAGATGGTCAAGGTCAAACTCCACACTCTGGCCGGGGGAAACAACATCATCCATGCCTAGACGGGCGGCTATAGGCGCCATAAATGATGCAAGGCAGTAGTCGACTAGCTCAACATTGCGCGCATCCATATTGGAGTAACGGATACTGGAATCGGCTAGGGAAGCATCTAATAGGATAGCTGGTATGCCACAGACTCGGGCGATGTCAATTGCGGCGGCATTCCGGCCTTCCACCAGCAAATGGGATTCGTAAGAGCCGTGGTCAATTGCCTGAATAGAGCTGTTTGTGAAGCCAACGGGGCCGTTTTTACGTTGCCGGCCTCGGTTCCAAGCGTCGATCAGTTTGTCGATTTTCTCGGGGTCAGTGAGTGGTTCACCGTTGATCTGGTGCAGTTCAGTGTGAGCAACAGGGTGAGCGGCGGCTTTCGCGGCGGCGTCAGCGACTTGCACGGCATGCCTAATAGCGGCAGGATAGCGCAAGATTCCTTGGTCAGAGCCGGGGATAAGAATAACGTCCTCGGGTGCTATCTCTTCGCCCTCGAAAAACACCTCACCGCTGGGTGTAAATCCCCAGTGGTCGTAGAGCACGTGATCGGCGGCGACAACGGCACCGGCCGGGTTTCGCTTTACTGCCCACAGCGACCACCCGTAAAAGAGTAGATCATCGACAGTCCACAGCATACGGTGATAGGGGGAAATGGGGCCACTGGTGCCGGACACCCAAGCCGGTTGGTCGGGTAGGGGACCGTCGTCATCGTGCACTACCAGGGGGCATCTGGCTATGCTGCTGACGATAATGCGGCGGGCGCGCGCTAGAGCGGCAACGTTCATAGCAACATCACGGGTTACTGACTCTGGTAGCAGGTCAGGTGTGCCAACCGTGATGAGGTGGTTTGGGTCAGCCCAGGCACTGGCGTAGGGCACTTCGAGGCTACCCCCCCCCCGCGGGGGGGGGGGGGGGGGGGGGGGGGGCTTTCTCGC